TCACCGCCTGGGGGATGGACGGCAACGACACCTACGGGGACTGCGGACCCGCCGCGACCGATCACGGCAACATGGCGAAAGCCGCCAACCCCTCGCTGCTGAACTCGCTGGGCGAGCCGAAGTACGCCGGGACGGTGGCGACCTATCTCGCCTACACCGGCGGTCAGGACACCGGGGTCGATAACGCCTCCTGGCTGGGCTGGCTCTGGAAGCAGGGCATCATTGACGGCTACGGCGAGGTTCCACTGGATCAGGTTCGCGAGTACGCCGTCCAGTTCAACGGGGTGCTGCTGGGCTGCCTGCTGGGCGACGACGCCGAGAGCGACTTCGAGAACGGCGTCCCCTGGGACGATCCGCCGGCGCCCGACCCGAACGACGGCCACGACATCCTGCTGATCGGTTACAAAGCCGATGGGACGGTCCAGTACGTCACCTGGGGCGGGTTGCAATGGGTGACGGCGAACTGGCAGGCGAAGAACCCGACCGACGCCTGGGCGATCTTGGACAAGGACGATCCGACGGTCGACTGGCAAGCCCTGGAGACCGCGCTCATCACCGTCCATGGCGTGCTCCCGCCGACTAAGCCGCCGACCCCCTCACCCGCCGGCGGCGGATGCCTGATGGCGCTTATGGGGCTGTTCCGGTGAGCAGGGACGACCTCGTGACGTTCGAGGTCAGCGCCCGATTCCCCACCGAGACGACGGTCAACGGCCAGCGCGTCTATAAGACCATCCTCCAGCACATCGCCGGAACAGACGCCGAGATGGTGGACGGCAAGCTCATCATCAAGCGCGGCCGGAAGAAGGTCGCCGAATTCAAGCCCCATCAGTGGGTGGAATTCCGGCAGATACCGTGATCGACGGTCCTCTCGTCAGCATCGTCACGGCAGCCATCGCCGAGAGAACCCGAACGACCCTGGCAGCCACGATCCGCTCGGTGGACGCCCAAACCTACCGCCCCCTGGAGCACTGGGTCATCTTCGACGGGTTCTCGGGGCTGCGGAGGTGCGAACCGCCTCCAGGTGCCGATCTCCGCCGCGGCGTCGAGCGCCACGTCCTGGAACTGGGCCGAAACTGGCACGGAATCACCGGCTCGAGCTGGGGCCTCGAGGCAAACGCGGTCGGGCTCTACCTCGCCAGGGGTGAATTCGCCTGCTTCCTCGCTGACGACGACGCGCTGGCGACCGATCACGTCGAGAGCCTGATGGCCGCCATCCAAGACCGCGACTATGCGATGTGCCAGTACAAATACGCTCGTGGCGGCATCCTCGGCGACGGGAACGTCCAGAATGCCTGCGGCGACGGGATGATCCTGTTCCGGATCGCCGACTACAGCCGAGAACCCCACCGCTGCGGCACCCATGAGATGGACCGCGAGTGGCTACGCCGATTCTGCGCCGGCAAGCGCGGAGCCTTCGTTGAGAATCCGAGCTATCTGGTCCGACCCCATGAGCCCGAGTACCAAAAGCTGGTGTTGGGCGGATGAGGATCATCGTCCCGTTCACTCGGCTTCGCCCAGAGACCTACTTGGCCCTGGAAAAGACCGATTACGACTACGAGACCGAATACGTCGGCATCTCAGACGACGCCTACTGGACCCTCTTGGCGAAGCTCTGGAAAGCCGGCGAAGCGTTCATCATCGTCGAACACGATATCGTCCCGACCGAGACGGCGCTATTCCAGCTAGCCGCCTGCGACCAGGACTGGTGCGCTTGGCCCTACGACTACTTCAGCCAAGCCTACGGGCTGGCCTGCATGAAGTTCGAGGCCGAGCTGATCTCGCGGCATCCCAATCTGATCGAGCAGATCGCACAAATGTCAGATACCGAGCATCCACCGAAGCACTGGTGTCGTCTGGACGCCTGGCTGGAAAGGACGCTCTGGGCGTCTGGTGAGCCGCTGCATCGCCACATCGGTGAACCGCTGCGTCACATTAGGGACGAACCCGGACCCGCCAAACCATCACACGGCTGCGTATTACCACCTGGAGCGTGAGGGGAATTCAAGATGCGTTACCTAATCAAGTTGGCAAAGACGGACCCGACGATGGAGGCTGAAGCCGACGACTTCGCCGTCGACGACCAGGGCTATCTGAACATCATTCGCGACGGCCGAAGGATTGCCGTCTACAGCCCGATGGCGTGGGATTGGGTGGGCCGAGTGGCGGAGGTAAACCAACCCGAGCAGGGCGACATTGAGCGACCGACCACTTTGGGCAGCGAGGCAATCGCTGCCCTTATCGCCGATGAACTCAAGCGGCACGATCGGGTCGTTGCCGATAGGATCACCAGATACGGTCGGCTGGCCCTTAGCGACGGCTGAATGCTTCGCCACGTCAGGGTCGACCGCCGCCATTGCGGCACGACTGGAGCGCCTGGGCGCCCACAGATAAGTAACGGCAACCGCGGGGTTAGCCGGTCGGGAGGCCAGCGGTGAGGGCGTGTGCCGATTGCGGACGACCCATAGACCAGACGGCCCGACGTTGCCCTACCCACCAAGCAATCTGGACACAGACCCACCGTCGTCCTTTGGACACCGCAGCCTGGCGCCGCCTCTCCTCGTCGATCCTGAGAGCCAGGCCGATCTGTGAACTCTGCCATAAGGCACCCAGCAAGCAAGTCGATCATATTGCCCCCCGAGAATTTGGAGGGGCACTGCTACCCATGGACACGAGCGCACTCCAAGCACTCTGCATCTCCTGCCATGTGGGCAAGACCCACGCCGACCACGGCCGAGCAGTACCCCCGGCATGACGTCGCCTCGAAGCCGGAAGCTGGCCCCGTACGACCCGTCGCGTCCACCGCGAAGAAAATGTTTATATGCCGCCACCAACGGACAAAACGGCGATTCGGCGGCGCCGCTAATCGCCTGACGAAGGGATTGGCCGTCCGGGAGGGAACCATGACGCTCACGGAGAGCGCCCTGCTGGCGCGCATCGAGGGGCGACCAGTCCCGCGGCGTGCGCCGACGCGACGGCCTCGAGCGCAGACGGGACAGCGGGAATTGGCCCTTGAGCCCTTCACGGTGCCCCATTTTGCCGCTTGGGCGGCCCGAATCGTGCTCGACAACGGCCAAAACTGGGTTTTGGAGCCCTTCCAGGCCGATTTTTTGGCCGATGTGTTCGCCGGAAGGCGCGAAGCGTGGCTTTTGGTGGCCGAGGGCAACGGTAAGACGACCCTGACGGCCGGATTGGCGCTCTATCACGCCCAGCACCGGCAGTCGGGGCTGGTGGCGGTGGCCGCGGCCTCCCGAGATCAGGCTTTGGTCCTCTACAACCAGGCGCTCGGCTTTATTGACCGCACTTCGTGGATGCAAAAGGTCTTCAAGGTGCAGCCGGGGCACCGACGCATCCTCTGCGAGGGCCCGGGGAGCACCGTCCAGGTGTTCTCGGCCGACGAGAAGACCGGGGACGGCATCATCCCGACCCTCTGCATCCTCGACGAGCTCCACCGGCACGACAACCTCCGCCTACTCCGGGTCTGGTCGGGCAAGTTGGACAAGCGGGGCGGCCAGATGGTGGTCATCTCGACCGCCGGGGAGCCCGGATCTGAGTTCGAGGAGACCCGAAGCCGCCTTCACGACCAGGCCGAGGAGCTGGAGACCCACCGCTGCTACACCCGGGCCGTCACCCAGGACGTGGTGCTCCACGACTGGGCGGTCCCGCCTGACGGGAAGGTCGACGACATCGAGCTGGTGAAGGCGGCCAACCCCTTCTCGGGGGTCACGGTCGAGCAACTGGCCCGCAAGCGGCAGTCCCCGACCATGACGGAGGCCCATTTCCGCCGTTTCAACTGCAACCTGCCGACGCGCTCGGAGCAGACGGCAATCAGCGAGGCGGAGTGGGCGGCGGCCCGGTCGGCAGAGACGATCCCCGCCGGCCAGCCGATTGCAGTCGGGCTGGACGTGGCCTGGAAGTACGACACCACGGCCTTGGTGCCGCTCTGGTACAAGGACAAGGAGCACCGCATCCTCGGCGAGGCGGAGATCCTGGTCCCGCCGCGGGATGGGACCAACCTCGACCCCCATCTGGTCGAGGGGGCGATCCGGCGGATGCACCAGCGCAACCCCATCGCCACGGTGGTGATGGACCCGACCCGGGCGGAGCAGCTCGCGGCCTGGATCACCGAGGAGATCGGGGCCCGGGTGGTGGAGCGGGTGCAGCAACCTGCGGCGCTGGCCCAGGACTACGAGCGGTTCACCGAGGCGCTCCGGCAGGGGTGGCTCAAGCACACCGGGCACCCCGGGCTGGCCCGACAGGTGCTCAACGCCATCGCCAAGATCGCGCCCAACGGCCGGACGGTCTTCGAGAGGCCGTCCCACAGCCGGGAGCCGAGCCTCCAGGCCATGAGATGCATCGACGCCCTCTCGGCGGCGGCCATGGTCAACGCCGTGATGGCCGGCGAGGACGTTCGGACAGAGCCCGAGATCCTCATCGCCTTCCGCTGACCCTTCGGAGGTAGCCAGTGCTCTCGAATCCAGAGCAGGAACGCGCCCTTCGCCAGGCGCAGGAGCAGATGACTGCCTCCATCCGGGCGATGCCGCGACCTCAGCGGAGGGGACTGCCCCGCCGGGTGTGGCAGGCGATCACTCGCGCCGATCCCGTCATGAGCTTGGACGAATGGGCGCAGATCTTCAGCGCCTTCAGCTACAACGGCCTCCAGTACCCCTTCATGCCGTTCCAGACGGTCAACGGGCAGAAGGAGGAAATCGGCGCCGGCTTCATGGGCTTCGTGACGGCGGCCTATCGAGCCAACGGCATCGTCTTCGCCTGCATCATGACCCGGATGCTGGCCTTCTCGGAGGCCCGCTTCCAGTTCCGCCGGATGAACAACGGTCGCCCCGGCGCCTTGTTCGGGACCTCCGAGTTGGGGGTCCTCGAGACGCCCTGGTCGGGGGCGGCGACGGGAGACTTGCTCAGCAGGTGCATCCTCGACGCTGACCTGGCGGGCAACTCCTTCACCGTCCGCCACGTCAACCCGGTCACCAAGAAGCCCGAACTCAAGCGGCTGCGCCCGGACTGGGTGACTGTGGTGGCGGGGGCGCCGAACGACCCCGAGATCATGGGCTGGGACATCAACGCCCAACTCCTCGGCTACATCTACCACCCGCCGGTCGCGGGCCAACAGCCCAAGATGTTCCTCCCCGAGGAGGTCTGTCACTTCGCGCCGATCCCGGACCCGCTGTTCAACTACCGCGGGATGCCGTGGCTGGAGCCGGTGCTGCGCGAGGTGATGGCGGACGGTGCGGCAACCTCGCACAAGCTCAAGTTCTTCGAGAACGCCGCCACCCCCAACATGGTGGTGACCCTCGACCCGACCATCGGCAAGGAGCTGTTCGACCGCTGGATCGAGGCGTTCGAGAGCAAGCACCAAGGTTTGCTCAACGCCTACAAGACGCTCTACTTGGGCGGCGGGGCGACCTCGACGGTGGTGGGGTCGACGCTCCGCCAGATGGACTTCAAGGTCACCCAGGGCGCCGGGGAGACCCGGATCGCCGCTGCGGCGGGAGTGCCCCCGATCATCGTCGGGCTCTCCGAGGGCTTGGCTTCGGCGACGTACTCCAACTATGGGCTGGCCATGCGGCGGTTCGCCGACCTCACCATGCGGCCCCTCTGGCGGAACTTCGCCGGCTCAATGGAGCGGATCATCAACGTCCCGGGCGGGGCGGATCTCTGGTACGACGACCGCGACGTTCCCTGGCTGAAGGATGACGTGACGGCCATGGCCACCCGCCAGGAGACGCAATCCAAGGCCATCCTCAACTTGGTCTCGGCGGGCTACACGCCGGACAGCACCGTCTCCGCCGTCGAGGCGGATGACTGGACCCTGTTGGAGCACAGCGGGCTGTACTCGACCAAGCTCCAGCCGCCGGGAGAGATGGGCGAGCCGGGCGGCCCCGTTCCGGGCGAAGCCCCTCCCCCGCCGCTCATTCCCAACGTCCCCAAGCCGGCCAAGACCGGCGAGGTCAACCCGCAGACGGGCCAGCCAATGCCCACCAATCCGCCAGTGGCCACACCGGCGCCAGCCGGCGCACCAGGGAGCAACCCATGAGCATCCGAGAGAAGGGTGTGCCGGTGGGCCTAACACCGGCCATCAAGGCCAAGTTCAAGAGCGATCTCGCCGACCCGGGCAAGACGCCCACCGTCCACGTCTCCAACTCCTTCCGCCGCCTGTGCCAGTGGGCCGCCTCGGGGCACTACCCGACCGGCCTCGACTACAGCGACGTGAAGGCGATGGCGCAGATTTGCGTCGACGAACTCCACAAGCGCGACCCCAAGTCGACCGCCGACATGGCCAACTTCCCGCCGCAGGGAAGGAGCCTTGAACCGGCGTTCGGGATTGTCGAACGCTGCCAGGCGCTCACCGACGCCCTGACTGACGCGGCCTCGGATTCCGAGGGCAACGACACCCGGTCGGGGCACGTCGGAGGGGAGAACCGTGCCACGCACACCCACGCCGGGATCGGAGACGCCCCCAACGTGACCCACGACCACGAGAACGACGAGCCGGGCCACAAGCACGACGGGCTGCTTCCGCTGCCCACCCCGCGTTCCCTGCGCCAGGGGGCGGCGGCTGACATCTACCAGCCGCAGACCTACCACGCCGAGGCCGATGAGACGGTGAAGTGCCCCGAGTGCGGCCTGATGAACGCCAACGACGCCCGCTACTGCGACCAGTGCGGCCGGGCCATTCCGAACTCCCCCGTCGAGCCCTACGACCGCGAGGACGACGAGGACGTCCAGTGCCCGAAGTGCAACCGCTTCAACGACGACGATGCGATGTACTGCGACCAATGCGGGACTGAACTCGCCGGGCGGTCGGACGTGACCCCGGGGCGATCGCGCGGACCATGGCGCCCGGCGCGGGATCAGCTCGTCCGCGGCGTCTTCCCGCTGGAGGTGCGCGAGGGTGGATCGGGGGCCGGCACCCTATACGGCCACTTCGCCGTCTTCAACCGCTGGACCAAGATCGACAGCCTCTTCGAAGGCACCTTTATGGAGCGCGTAGCTCCGGGGGCCTTCAAGAAGACGCTCGCCGAGAACCGGGGCAACATCCGCTGCCTGTTCAACCACGGCAAGGACCCGAGCATGGGTGACCAGGCGCTCGGCCGGATCGAGAGCCTGGCCGAGGACCGCGACGGCGCCGCCTATGAGGTGGCGCTGTACGACGGCATTCCACCGCTGGTGATGAGCGGACTGCGGGATGGCCAGTACGGGGCCAGCTTCCGGTTCAGCGTCATGGACGAGGACTTCAACGCCCGCGCCCGGCCGTCCGACTACAACCCGGACGGGCTGCCGGAGCGGACCATCCGCCAGGCGCAGGTGATGGAGTTCGGGCCCGTCACCTTTCCCGCCTACCCGGAGGCCACCGCGGCCGTCCGGTCCCTTACCGATGACTATTTGCGGACGGTCGTCATGCCGACACCGCCGCAGATCACGACATTGGCGCCGCGAGAGCCGGCACCCGCGCCGAGGGCCGTCGCCAAGCGACACCCTGCGCCCGCGGGCCGCAGCAAGCCACAGCCGCGCCATGTGTCCGTCGACGAATTCATCACGCTTTTGGAGAAGAGATGAGCTACGAAGAGCTCGACGGGCTCCGTTCCGTCGAGGAGTTGACCAACCGCCAGGACGAGGTTCGCTCGACCATGGCCCGGCTCGATGGGGACTTCCAGGGTATCCCCATGGACGAGGCGGCCAGGGACGAGTTCGCACGTCTGAAGGGCGAGAACGACGAGATCACCCGGCGCGTCCGTGAGCTCGAGGCCCGCAAGTCGGTCCTGGAGAGCCTGGCGTCGCGGGGCCACACCGAGGCCGAGACGACCGAGGAGTGGTGGAACAAGCGGACTGAGCGGACCACCATGAAGGAGCGGGACATCTTCGATGTCTCCACCCTTCGGATGGACACGCTGAACCCCGAGGCCGGGATGCGCGAGATGCGCGACCGGGCGATGCGGGCCATCGAGATCAGCCAGTTCCCCCAGCGGGGGCTGGACCAGGCCAGGGTCAAGGAGCACCTGGAGAAGCTCGTCGAGAAGTTCGACGCCCCGACCAGCCGCTCCGAGGTGGTCCGCCGCATCGTGGCGACGGGCGGCCCGGTCTACCGGCGTGCCTTCCTCAAGTACGTGGGGGGCATCCCGAGGAGCCCGGAGGAAGAGCGGGTGATGTCCGTGGGCACCGGCAGCGCCGGTGGTTACGCCATCGTTTACCAGCTCGACCCGACCTTCATCCCCAACTCCAACCTGTCCGTGAACCCCTACCGGGGGATCGCCAGGGTGGAGACGATCAGCGGGACCAACGAGTTCCGCGTGGTCACGTCGACGGCCGTGACCGCTTCCTACGCTGCTGAAGCTGCTGAGGCAACCGACAGCACGCCAACCCTGGCCCAGCCGGCCATGGTCACCCAGCGGGCGCAGGCATTTGTGCCGGTGTCCATCGAGTTGGAGATGGACCTTCCGGCCCTTCAGTCCCAGCTCGCCCAGCTCATCCAGGACGGCAAGGACGACCTGGAGGCCGCCCAGTTCAGCACTGGAGCGGGCACCACGGTCTACCCCCAGGGCGTCCTGGTGGGAGCCAGCACCACGGTCACCAGCGCGGGCACGGCGGCCTTCGCCGTCGCCGACGTCTACACCGTGGAGCAGAACCTTCCGCCTCGGTTCCGTCCGCGGGCCAACTGGCTGGCGAACCGGTCCACCTACAACCTGATCCGCCAGTTCGACACCGCTGGTGGCGCGGCCATGTGGCTCGGCTACCCGAACCCCATGCAGGGTGGGCTGCCCAACAACGTCCCGGCTGGTGGCAACACCGGCATCACGCTGAACGGCTACCCGACCTATGAGTGCTCGGGCGTGACCAGCACCCTCGCGTCGGG